CCCGTGTGCGCGGCTGTGCCCGCCGTGCTGGCTACTATGACCGCACGAAGGATGACTTTGGCCGCTATGTGGAGACCTACAACGGAATCCCCCTGATGGATGCCGGTAAGTACTACAACGGTTCCGCTACCACTGAGGTAATCGCAGATACCGCCGCAAGTTCCGGCGCCGCCGGAACCACCGATATCTACGCCGTGTGCCTTGGACTGGACGGGTTCCACGGCATTTCTCCTACCGGTACCGGCGTGATCAACAACTATATGCCCGATCTGTCTGCGCCGGGCGCAGTCAAGAAGGGCGAAGTTGAGCTGGTGGCTGGCGTCGCCCTGAAGAATACCCTGAAGGCTGCCCGGCTTACCGGCATTGCCATTACGCCCAAGACCGGCGGTTAAGGAGGTGCCGCCTCATGGTGAACTACAATTTTTATCGGACGGAATACTGTGGGGACTCCATCGAGGCGGCTGACTTCGACCGGCTGTCTAAACGAGCCTCGGAGCAGCTCGCACGATACGAGAAAATCTATCGCGTGGACGGCGACGAGGCGGCCCGCAGCATGGCTGTCTGCGCCATGGCCGATGCTTTGTATTACTTTGAGGCTGCAGCCAATGGAGGGGTCGTGACCAGTTCCTCCATCGGCTCGGTCTCCAGCAGCCGGAAGGCCCCTGAAATCGACGTCAGCGCAAAGTCCCAAAACAGGGAGCTGTACCGCTGCGCAAGCCTCTACATGGATATCTACAGGGGGTGCGGGCAATGCTGAGTGTCCGGCCATGCCCCCCTGTCGACTACTCAAAGTGCAGCCAGACGGTTACCGTCTACCATTGGGACGGGGATCATGGGTGCACGCGGACCGTGTATAAGCAGGCTTTCCTGGACTTTAAGAAGACGCAGAACGTGGACAAGACCGGCAGCAAGGAAGCCAATTCCTTCCTGCTGGTCATCCCGTGCTCCACACAGGGCGTTTTTGTCGGAGACAAGGTACTGCTTGGCTCCGGTCCTGAAATCTCAACACGGGAAGCCTGGGCGGCTCTGGTGCCGTCTACAACGCCAGGGTTGGTAATAGTCAAGTACGTAGACCAGAAATACTGGAAAGGCCGTATGGTCCATCTGGAGGCAGGAGGATGAGTACCAGAGTCAAAGTCGAAATGAAGCCGGTAAATACCATCCTTACGAGGCTTGGAGTGGATAAGACGGGCGATGTGCAGCGGTTTGTGACCGAGACCGTCAACCGTATAATCACTCGGTATATGCCGTTTCGATCCGGAGCATTGGCCACAAAGCTCAAGTTTGTCAAAAGCGCGACAGAGATCGAGGTACTTGGACCGTATGCGCGAGTCACTTACTACGGGAAAGTCATGGTTGATTCTCAAACGGGAAAAGGCCCTATGAATATCCCAGGGGTCGGATTGCGCTTTCGGAAGGATGCAACCCTGAGAGCAACAGACCGTGACATGGAATTTGACAAGACCAAAAATCCGAGGGCCGGTCCTTACTGGGACAGGCGCATGATGGCCGCAGAGGGCAGCAGTATCCGCGCCGAGGCGCAAGTCTATGTGAACAGAAAGGCGGGCAAGGCATGACAGCCTTGGAAAAAATCCGTTCGTGGCTTGCCACGTTCCCGGATTTTGATATTTTATCCTCATTCAGCGTTGATTACATAGACCGGGCCGTCCCAAACAACGGCGGAATTTTTCCTGACGGCTTGGTTGAGGTGGAACGCCGAAGGGATATCATGGGGAATAGCACAGTGACCAACCAATACAATTTTGGTATTTACGGAGTGTTTGCCAAGCCACCTGGAGACGATGTCGGCGCTGTGATCAACGCTGATTGGGTGTCTGGATTCCAGGAGTGGGTGCAGGCTCAGTCCGTAACGGGAGATGCCCCCACCTTCGGGGACGTCCCGAACGCTGAAAAAATTACTGCGCAAAACGGGATGCTGTACGATACCGGCGAGGGAACGGCCACCTATATGGTGCAGTTATCCGTACAATTCAAAAAGAAATTTGAGGTGAAGAATCCATGGCTGATATGAACTTTAACACCACATCCGGAGAGACTGTAGCCCGAGAATTGCTAATTGCATATCTGAATACAGGAGAATCCGGTACGCCGGTTTGGAGCCCCGTTGGGAAGCGCGTAGAGGACAGCTCTGAGGAATTTGACTGGGGCGAGGAAACCAAAAAGGATATCTTCGGCAACACCTACACCACTCTAAAGAAGCCTACCATCACACAGACATTTGACCCGTGTGAGTTGGATGCCGCAGATGTTGCGCAGAAGAAGATCTGGAATCTCGCAATCAAGGAACAGAACGCCCAGGCGCTGGCGAACATGGACATGCTGATTGTACACCTGTACGCTGGGACAGCTGATACCGCTGTATTTGCGGAGCGCTTCTCCGCATGCTCTGTCAAGCCGTCAGGGCTCGGAGGTGAGGGCGGCGGAAACATCGGCATGCCGATCGATGTTACCTACGGCGGTACCCGCACGACTGGAACCGCGGCGCTGAGTAATGGTGCCGTTACCTTTACGGCAGGCGAATAAAGATTGATAGATGGGTGGCGGAAGGTGACGTCGTCCGCCACCCCCAAAACTAAGGAGGAAATATGGCTGAACTTAATTTTGATACCGGAGTTGTAACGTTCTCCGTGAACGGAAAGTGCGAGATTTCTTTCAACCCGACAGACACACGCTTCGTAGAGAGGCTGTACGATGCGTTTGAGACTCTGGATAAGAAGCAGGAGTGGTACAAGTCTCAGGTGGAAAAGATGGCGGGGAAGAAGGAAATTTTCGCGTTCGCCAAGGAACAGGATGCAGAGATGCGCAGGATCATTGACGGGGTGTTCGAGGCACCGGTCAGCGAAGCAGTATTTGGAGGTATGAGCGTCTACGCAATTGCGAATGGTTTTCCAGTCTGGTGCAATCTTTTGCTCTCCGTAATGGACGAAATTGATACTGCCTTCACTCGCGAACAAAAACTTACTAACCCGCGCATTAGCAAGTACACCAACAAATACAAAAAGTAACACGAAGGGCAGAGCCTAGTACATGGCCCTGCCCTCATGTGGGTGATTAGAGTGTATGAACTTCCAACGTCGCTAACGATCTGTGCAACTAAATACAAAATAAGATCGGATTACAGGGCTGTTTTGGATATCTGCTCCGCATTGAACGATCCAGAGTTGGACGATCAAGAAAAGACGTCAGTCCTTATGGAAATTTTCTACCCTGACTTTTCCGAGATGCCAACTGGTCATTACCAAGAGGCGGTGAAGCGATGCCTTTGGTTCATCGCTGGCGGCGCTCCTGAAACAGACCGGAAAAAGCAGCCGCGTCTCTTGGATTGGGAGCAGGACTTCCAGTATATAGTTGCTCCAGTGAACCGAGTGTTGGGGACTGAAATTAGGGCAACCGAATATTTGCACTGGTGGACGTTTCTTTCTGCATATATGGAAATAGGGGAATGCCTGTTTTCTCAAATCGTCAGGATCAGGGAGAAAAAGGCGACTGGAAAACGGTTGGATAAAGCGGATCGAGAGTGGTACCAAAAGAATCGGCACCTTGTAGATTTCAAGACTACTTACACAGAACAGGAGTCTGATACACTCAAGAAATGGGTGGTATAAACGTCTAACATGGAAAAACGTCACGTTAGCTTGGAATAAATTCTACGCTCAGGCTCATCTCTATGTAAAAAACGTCTCCTGTCTCTAGTGTCAGATTACTGTAAGCCGAAACGCTTTCTATGGATACGGTTGCGTCGTCAATGGTCGCAGAGGCGCTTCCCATCGTCTGAATGAATCCAGGGTCTCCATATGCCTTAATATCACCACGAATTACTCCTAACCCGGACACGGCAACGCAATCATATGTCCCTGCATCAATGTCCTGACCTACGGTGTAAGTTCCTGGCCCAAGAACAATCCCAGATACTTCGGGCGGCGATGACTCGATGGAAACTGGCGTTTCAACATGAGATTGATCATCAAGACCATTCACGTTCGCTTGCATTGGACTATACTTGGTCTCATCTGAGGACATATAAATCACGATCAGAACGAAGAAGATACATAAAACCGCCGCTGTCGCAGCAGCGAAAGGGTGCAAGACTCTACTCCCACAATGCGGGCACACCCTTGCATTCGCTGCGACTTTAAGGCCACACGCTTTACATTTTATTGATCTCACAGCTTATACCCCCTTGAATTTTGGCTCTCCAGTTTTGGAGAGTCTTCCCATCTCAATATACCAGATAATAACATGTCGCAGGAAAAAAGTCACGAAAAATCCGATGGGCCGACATCGCATCCGACAGTTTTCATGCGTATGAAGGCGAGGTGCCAAAATGCCAGATGGGTCAATCGTATTCAGCACAGAACTGGACAACAAGGAATTAAACCGCCAACTGCAAAAGAGCAAAAAAGAAATTGAAAAGCTTGGGCAAACGATAGAGGAGCAGGAGGCGAAGAAGTCTCCGCTTGTGCAGCAAGCGCAAGAGCTGGAGCGACGTGTTAAAAGCGCCCGGCTAGAAGCACAGAAATACGCAGCGCAGTGGGAATCGGGCGTGGCTGGAGCAGATAAAAGTCAGTCTGAAGCGATTTCGACCGCGCAGCAATTGGAGATGCAGCACGCTAAACTGGTCAGTCAAATCGACATGATCGATGCAAAATTGACTCCTGCATATGCAAAATTGGATGGAATGGAAAAATCTGCAGGTGAGTTGGAGCGTGAGCTTGCCGCGGCATCTGGCGGAGCGAGAGCATTTGCGCCAGCAATCAGCCAGGCCGAAAAATATATGAACAGGTTTGTGAACCGTGTAAAGGGGCTTGCAAGACGCGTTTTTGTATTCACGCTCATCACGTCGGCTCTCCGCTCACTCCGGGAGTGGCTTGGGCGAGCGATCAGAACTAACGGCGAGGCAACAGCGTCAATCGCCCGGTTGAAAGCAGCTCTCCTGACGCTGGCACAGCCGCTAGTCGAGATCATTATACCAGCCGTTAAGACGCTAGCAGACTTGCTGACAAGCGTCGTAATGATGACAGCCCAAATTGTTGCAACCATGTTTGGAATGACGGTTGAGCAGTCCAAAAAAGCGGCGGAAGGTCTGCACGAAGAGATGGGTGCCCTTGAAGGCACAGAAAAAGCGGCTGATGATGCAAGCAAATCCTTGGCGGCGTTTGACGAGATCAACAAACTTTCCAGCGCTAACGGGAATAGTGGCGATAGCAACAGTGACAAAGAATCCATAGAACCGGACTTTGCAGGGCTGGACAAGAATGACGATTGGCTCGCAAGTATGATGGAAAAGGTATCTGCGTGGGTTCCTGTTGCAATGTTGCTTGGTGGGATAGCGTTGGTTGCAATCGGAGCTGCAACCGGAAATCTGTTTTTGGTCGTTGCTGGCCTCCTGCTGCTTGGCTATGCCGTAACGGTGAGCGAACAGAATCAAGCGCTACAATCGTGGGTTGATGCTCTTGGCCTGAACAGCGTTCAAGAATTTGTTGTGATTGCTATCCTTTTGGGTGGGATCGCGATGGTCGCCATTGGAGCGGCGATGGGGAACATTTTGCTGGTCTTGGCTGGGCTCGCAATAATTTGGATGGCGATAGCTTATACGCAATCGAGCGGAATGATGAAGAGTTGGACAGAGGAACAAGTCTCAAAAGCTGCGGCCTTCATCACGGCAGCGCTTATACTTGGTGGTATTGCGCTAATCGCCATAGGTGCAGCGACAGCAAATATCCTAATGGTAATTGCTGGCCTTTCGCTGCTCGCAGCTGGGATTTATGTCGGAATCAAAAGTGGTGCGCTAAAAGCATGGGCCGAAGTGCTTGGATTAGATTCCGTATTCGACTATGTAGTAGCTGCAATCCAATTGGCAGGAATCGCCTTGATTGCCATCGGAGCGGCAATGGGGAACATTGTCATGGTAGTTGCAGGGGCCGCTATGCTTCTCACAGGAGTAATTATTGAATCAATCGGAGAAAAAACACTGAAAAGCTGGTGGGAAGTGCTAAAGCTAACCAACATCCAGCAGTGGGTAAGTGCGGCGCTTCTGCTTGTTGGAGTAGCGTTAATCGCCGTTGGAGCAGCGATGGCAAATATCTTCATGGTTATCGCGGGCGCGGCTATGCTTGGGTTGGGAATTGTTGTTACGTCACAGAACGACCTCCAAGATTGGGTAACGACGCTTGGTCTAGAAAAGGTAGCAGGATGGGTTACGGCTGCACTGATGTTGGCTGGTATCGCGTTCGTAGTGATAGGAGCAATGACCGTCAACGTCCTTCTTGTCGTAGCCGGAATCGCGCTACTTGGAACCGGTATTTTCATCGGTACTACCACAGGCACATTCAAAAGCTGGGTAGAGTCCCTTGGACTCGAAGAAGTTGCTGGGTGGGTTTCTACTGCTATGTTGCTTGCTGGCATCGCCTTGGTGGCAATAGGCGCAATGACCCTAAACCCACTTTTAATTCTAGCAGGACTTGGATTGCTCGGTGCCGGTTCCGTACTCAAAGGCGCAAGTTATTCCGCAAAATCTTCGCAGGCGGCGCAATCAGCGCAGCTTCAAAGAGCAACGATACCGTCAATGGCAACATACGAAATACCGGCGCTCGCCACAGGCGCAGTTATCCCAGCAAACCGAGAGTTTCTAGCCGTGCTTGGCGACCAGAAGAGCGGGACGAACATCGAGGCCCCCATGTCCACCATTGAGGAAGGCGTCGAAAATGTCCTGCGCCGGAATGGCTGGAACGGGAGCGGTGCGGCTGAAATCCATTTAATCGTATCAGCCAAATCCGGGATCGGGAAGGCGTTAAAGTTTGAAGTGGACAAGGAGACCGAACGTCAGGGCGTAAAGCTCGTGGGGGGATGACATGCAGACAGTATTCACGATAGACGGGAAGAGCTATAACGTCTCAGTCACGGATTTGCAGAGAAAGGCGTCTGTGCTTGACGGTGAGAACGCCGGTCGTGTCATGTCCGGCCTTATGGTCCGCGATATTATCGGCACCTACTATAACTACAGCATGACTCTGGATACCAGAAGCCTGGACTTCGCGGACTACGACGCGCTGTATGAATTACTTACGGCACCAGTCGATTGCCACTCCATTACGGTACCATACGGGCAGGGAACAGCCACCTTCGACGCCTATATCTCCAATGCAGACGATGTGCTCAAAAGGATGGATGGAAGCCGAAATCTGTGGGGCGACCTCCAGATCAATTTTGTGGCAATGGCTCCCAAGAGGTACCCCACATGAGGAATAAGATTGAATACGCCGGAAGAGTTTTTTCGGACGAAGTTGGAGCCGCTTACCACCTGACATCCGGAGACTGCCTGCTGTCGCTTGCGGCCATGTCTGATTCCCTGGCGGCGGACGCCTTGGAGTTTGACGTGAAGAGCAGCGACACAACCCTGATCAACTACAGCCCGAATGCGCAGATGGCCTATCTGTATCGCGGTGAGCGCGTCGGTACGTTTTACGTCCAGAGTGTCGCACGGACCGGCGTAGATACCTATCATTTCACGGCGGCATCTGCAATGGGACTGCTGATGGGCAAGACGCACTACGGCGGGATGTATACCGGCCAGACGGTAGAGGAGGTCGTGGCGGATATCGTAGCCGGCACCGGCGTGACCGTCTCGATAAAGACTGTATTCCTGGCCTACAAGCTGTACGGGTGGCTGCCGGTGGCGACCGCGCGGGACAACCTGTCCCAGGTGCTCTTTGCCATCGGAGCGGCCCTCAGGACCAACGCCGACGGAGTGCTCCGTGTGACCAGCCTGTTTGCCGAGCCAAGCTGGGCGCGCGACAGCGGAAAATGCTTTATCGACGGCTCTGTCGGCTACGGCACTCCGGTCTCCCGTGTGATCGTCACGGAGCACAAATGGGAGACGGGCACGGAGACGGTCGAGCTATTTGCCGGGGCTGCCGGTCAGGGTGATATCATCCGCTTTGACGAGCCTATGCACAGCCTGTCGGCCAGCGGGTTTGCCATCCTGGAGAGCAACTGCAACTACGCAAGGCTGTCCCAGGGCACGGGCACACTGACCGGGACCAAGTATGTACATAATATGAGGGACATCGTCCGCACAGTATCTGAGACCGAAGGCAACGATGTGACCGTCAAGGAGGCGTACCTGGTCTCCCTGATGAACTCGGTCGGTGTGGCGGAACGCTTGGCTGGCTACTACGCCAACGTCGAAACCATTACCCAGCGGGCAATATGGGCCGGAGAGCACGCGGGCGATGTAGTGCGCACGGCCCATCCTTACGGCGGGTACGTGGATGTGATGCTCAC